TACCTAGGACTAATGGTTGCATTCGTCATAGTCTATATCATTACAACACCTGGAGATGATGACGACGGACCAGACAAAGGTATGATGACACCAGTGTATCAAGGATCCCGATAAGGGGTCCTTTTTTATGCCTAAACCAAAATTGACTTTTGGTTTCAAAAAGATTGAAAAAAAAATTCTGGTATTTTTTAACTCTCTTTAGCTTCCAAAATTGCCATTTTGATTTCTAGTTCTCTTACTCTATTAATATTTTCCTGAACTTCTTTAGGTGGTTCAAAGTTATCAATCCAGGTATCATTCTCCTCAACCTCTTCTATAATCCTTTCAATCTCTAATTGAAGGGCTTGAATCTCTCTGTTTTATGTTGCATCATCAGGAAGAGATCCCATTGTTCCCCTTGGCCAGTTGATACGGAACTCGGAGTTCAGTTTAATTGCTTCCGTTTTAACTTCTAGTGTTGTTTCAATTCTATTCAGTCGTTCAATCACTCCACTATAAGCCCATGTGGAGACTGCAACAGCACCTACAATAGAGATGATATTACGAATGGGCATTGAAACTTTAGTGTCATCAGAAATATGATTAGTATCTTGTGACATGGTAATATTTCTTATTAAAAATATTTAGAAAAAAGTACTAGTTTGATACACCTTTTTTATAAATATTTTGAGGTAACTTAGGGGGTTCTATGGACAAGAAGCCAGAAGAACAGGAAAAGAAAAAGGGACTCCTAGGTAGAATAAAGGAGGCGACTGATGACAAAGAAGAACAAATTGCTATTCTTTCTACCTTTGTTCGTCTTAGTATTCTTGTGTGGAGCGGTGGAATACTCACGTTGGCATACATTCAGTTACCCCCAGCACTTGGAATCCCCGAACAGAAACTAGACCCAACATTCATTGCATCAGTCTTTACTGGAGTACTCGCAACCTTTGGTGTCCAGGCTGCTAAGAAGTCTGGAGATGGTGGTGGTAATGGTGGTGGTATCACAAAGGCAGATGTTGAGAGACTTATTGAGGCCGCAGGAAGGACTGCTCCATCACAAACAATCAGACTAGAACAGGCTCCAATACTCATCAAAACTGATGAACCACCTGTCAAATCTGCAGTAGATCCTAAGTAAAAATACATATCAGGAACCCATAACAAACTATAGACATATAAACAGTATCGTGTATAACTAGAGTAGTTGAGTAAACTACAATGAAGTTTATCCGCTTAATGATTATTGCTACTGTAGCAGCAATGGTTCTCTTCTTACCGAAGATGGCATATGCTGTAGATGTCACCATGGGTTCCAATGGAAATCTTGTATTCGATCCAGATAATATTAGTATTAGTGCTGGTGAAACAGTTCATTTTGTAAATGGAATGTTGCCACCACATAATATTATTGTAGAAGGTCGTGCAGATCTTTCGAGAGAGTCCCTGATGTTCTCACCAGGTGAATCACAAGACATCTTGTTTGCCGATGCAGGAGACTATGAGTTCTTTTGTGGTCCTCATCAAGGTGCTGGAATGACAGGAACTATTCACGTAGATTGATATGGCACATGAATTTGACCCTTGTGAAGCACCTACCGATGCTAAGCTTGACAAGTGGGGGTTTACTATTAGACCAACAATTACTGAAGATGAATTGATTTTACTTTGTTTAAAGAATGCTCCATGTGGAACTGATAGAAAACAAGTAATGTCTATCGTTAAAAAATACGAGGAAAAAGTAGGTCATGGAATCTAACTTCAAGACAAGATTTGATTTTGCAATGAGTTCATTCTCTAGAATGTATGGTGTCAATAAGGTGAGAACTTCACCTGACATTACTAAGTTCTGTACGAAGTGGGCAAAGACTGAAGAAGAACATCCTGTAGGAAGTTTAACTTCAATTGATTTTTATTTCAGAGACAACTGGGAAATCTGGGGAGAATATGTATGAGCAATGTAGCACTGAAGGCAGCACACTTTGCTTCTGCCACACTCAATAATCCTTTTGGGATTGGAACACTAAGTCTTGCATTGATTGTTGTACCTATTATTGGTATGCATCTTGTCCACAAATACAACTGGCAACACTGGGCACCATTTCACAAATGAACTTATTACTTCGTGCCCATGAGAATGTGAATGACCCTGTATGGTCAGTAATTATATCCGTGATGATTGCTGTTGCTTTGGCATTTGGTTATGTCATATACATATTAAAGATATCCTATACAGAGTTAGACGATGGCAGCAATGGTTCCGCCGAGTAGAAAGAGTTGCTACAACTTTAGAGTTGTAGAGGTTGTGAAAATAATTGATGGAGATACCGCGGATTTTATTTTAGACTTAGGGTTTGACTTATATAAAAAGGAACGAGTAAGGGTAGCGGGAGTTGATACGCCAGAAAAAAGGACAAAGAATCTAGAGGAGAAAGCTCTTGGAATCGAAGCAACCAACTGGCTCAAAGAAAAATTGGAAGGGGCTATCGCTGGTGATGATGAGTTGTCTGTTAGGACTGAACTTGTTGGTGGGGTCGGTAAATATGGCAGGCTTCTTGGGTGGTTATATGTTGGCCTCGACGAACTGTCCCTCAACGAGCAAATGATTGCCGAAGGATATGCGTTACCCTATTCAGGTGGAACAAAAAACATGGACCTAGAAGCACTCCGAGAAATTCGTAGAGCAAACGGTACGATGGTTTAGTAACTATGGCAAGTCTATTTGTATTTGGATTTATAACTGTACTTTGTTACGGTCTACATATAACATGGCCTATAAAAAAAGGTAAAGGTTAAGATGCAAAAACTAATTAACGTTCTGGCACTACTATCGTTTGCGGGAACTGCGGGAATCGTAGGTGGTGGTACTTATGTTTATGTCAATAAGGATGCAATCATTGAGAACGTAAAGAGTCAAGTTACTGCAGCTGCAACTGAAGCAATCATTGGTACACTTCCTGGTATGTTGGATAGTACAATGCCAGAACTACCTGGTGTAACTGGTGGTGTTATTCCTTCAGCACCTAAATCTACCGGAGGAGTACTTCCATTCTGATGGAAATTCGTGAGATAAACGTAAGGAGTCTAGATATACCTGAACTCCCTGGTTATTTGATATCTCCAACGGTATCACTTCCACAAACACCACCCGTAACTACATTAATAGGTACTCCTATTATTGATATACCTGGGTGTGTGGAAGCACATGAGTCCAATAATTCAAACGATAACCTTATACAAGATGACCCGAGAGGAGTACTTACGTTTTGTGATTCTGGGTTCCCTAGTTTTAATCCTATTCAGTTTGAACCGAACAGGATGATACCAACCCCGGTTCCACAAATTCCAAAATCAGAAGGACCTAAACCGAACATACCACCGACACCAGAAATTAACCCACCATCTGTTACTACTGCTGCTACCATAGAATGTCCTACACCAATACAGGACACAAAAGAACCTGTAGGAACATACATCAATGGTTATAGAGACAAAATTATTGAGTATAAATTAATAGGTAGTGAGTGTGTTCAAATTACAGAGTCGGTAGGTATAGCCCAACAAATTATTGTTGGTCTCCCTAGTGGTGGTCAAGTTGCATCTGTTGGTGGTATTGCGGTTATCGCAACAACGTCAGCACTTATTGCAAAACCTCTTGTAGACATATTACTAAAGATAGTTAAACCTACTATCAAAAAAGTAATCAAAAAAATTACAAAGATGAGAGGAAAAGAAACTAAAGTTCTATCACTACAAGAACGTAGAGAACTTCAAAGAGAAAGAACCGAAGCCATACGAAAATTAAGATCTGTCGTAAAACCAAGATAACATTATGGATTTTTTTGAAGAGCATCACAATACATTAGATGAAGATTTTTGTAAACATGTAATAGAAAAATTTGAAAACGATTCTAATTGTTTTCCAGGAGAAACTGGAGAAGGTGTTAATAAAGAGATAAAAGACTCTACCGATTTATGTTTCTACGGAGATACAAATTGGGAGGAAGAAGATAAAATATTTTACGATTCTCTTTCAAAATATACGACACCTTATATTCAAAAATATTATAATGACCGAATTTGGAATGCTAATGTTCAGTCATATGATACTGGTTATCAAATACAAAGAACAACACCAGAACAAACAGGATATGTGTGGCACCATGACTCGCTATCATCACTAAATCGAAACAATGAAGTCAGTGCTAGAATAATTACATTCCTCTGGTATCTAAACACTACTGTAGACGGATCAGGAACTACTGAATTTTATGATGGGACACATGTAACGCCAGAGACTGGTAAGTTAATTCTATTCCCAGCAACATGGACATATTCACATAGAGGTCACCCACCTACAGAAGGATTAAAATATATTTGTACTGGTTGGATTTGGGAAATTCAAACTCGCCCAAAGTAAGTTAACCACCTATTGGTCCACCAAGGTCTTCTGCATTAGTTGATACTGGAGCTACAGGAATACTATGTCTATGTTGTGGTATGACACCACCCGGATTGGTTACAACTACATCAGCACATATCTTTGCGTATTGACTTTGAGGGTGGAAATAGATTCCTGCCTTCATCAACTCACCACAGTTTTTAAGACGAGCTATTTCAAAGTCTAAACGTTTGTTTGCAGATGCTTGTCGCATTAATGCAATGTTTGCTGCTGCAGCTTCTTTACATTGTTCTTGTAACTTTCTATCTAAAGGTTGTGATATGGTTGCTGAGAACCCCAGAGAGAGGTTGTAATTATCTTTCTGACCAGTTCTAGTAGGAATTGTATACAAGATACTTCCAGGGTTATCTAGAGACCCATCCTCGTCCAAATCTCTCATATCATATACTGGGTCATCAAAGTATGGTTCATAAGGTTTGGCTGCAGATGCAGAACCAGTTATAAACGGTGTGATATTAAGAGTAGGTCCTTGACATTGAATACCTCCACCATAGGTATTTGTAATGTATGGACCTTGTAAGACTTGAATGGCTTGGTTAGTAACACTACCAGATGAGTTTGCGACAGGAGAGGCAGTTGCAGAAACACCACCAACACTCTCTGCTAGTGCTTTTGTGGGTGATAAGAAACCAATTCCAATAGATGCAAGTAACACCAGTCTAACTTGTTTTTTCAAGAATGTCATGCTTTAATAACCATTGTGTCTAAATAAGTTCATAGTAGTTATAATGTTCAGTCAATGAAAGTCATAGACTTATCTGGTAGTATATATGGTTCTCTTACTGTTTTGAGGAAAGATATACAAAAAACTAATGAGGAACAAAGGGGCCACTACTGGTGTAGGTGTGCTTGTTGTGGAGAAGAGAAACTTATATCCAGCAGCACCATAAAAGGAAGGAAGGGCGTATTACCAAAGAGTTGTGGTTGTATGAAGAAGGCAGGTTATACGCATCCCAAGTCAAGACCAGATAAGAAATATGAGACCCGCCTATTACATTATGCTTGGCGTAATAGTAGGAGAAGAGGAGAGACCTGCACCCTAACAGTGGATGACATACCACCTATCCCTACACACTGTCCTGTGTTAGGAATACCCCTAGTCCCTGGAGGAAAGGGTGGTAAGAGTGTTGATAATAGTCCTAGTGTGGATAGAATAGACAGTAGGAAAGGATATGAAGTAGGTAATATTTGGATAGTGTCACAGAGGGCAAACAGAATAAAGAGCGATGCAACACTATCAGATTTGAAGTTATTAGTTGAGGCGTTAGAAAAAGTTACTGGCTAAAAATGGAGGTAGTATCAGTGACGCTTTCTATTTCTGTCGTTCTTTGAATGATTGTCTGATTGCTTAAACCAGGACCACGATAGGTTTCTGTGAATTGAAACGCCCCACCGGGTGTTGTTTGTGCGAATGATGGTTTTGATCCTACTCCGGTCCATGATGAGGTCACCCCTTCAATTGTTACTGTATTTGATGTTGTTCCTGGGGATAAATTACCTGATGCAGTAATACCTGACCCAGTAGCCGTATATTGATATCCTGTATTGTAATCCATTGAGTTGATGGTCTCAGTTATCTTCTGAGTTGTCTCCGTTCTGCTCGTCATACTTCCCTGAGTGAAATTGGGGACGATCGGAACCGCTTTTACTTTATTACTATGTATAAATAATAGTGAAAGTAAAAAAGGGAACCTCCACAAATGTCTTGTTTTGATGAAGTTAAAAAGTATAAACATCATATTGTTCCTAAACATAGTGGTGGCAGTGATGATAAAGAAAACCTTGTGGAGGTTTCATATACTCAACATTGTATGTTCCATTTTTGTGAGTGGCAGAGGTTGGGTCTTGCCAGTGATTTCAAAGCCTGGAAAATGTTACGAGGCGATGAAAGTTATATTGCTGGATGGAACAAAGGGCAACCTTGTAAAGAAGATACTAAAAAGAAAATCTCTGCTGCCAAGAAAGGTGTTAGTGTAAAGAACTCGGGTCAATGTAGTTGGGATAATAGACCCAGAGCGAAGCAAGGAGAGGTGATTAATACTAAAACTGGTGAGAAATATACTGGTATTATTAGTGATATTGCTCGGGAGTTAGGATTAAACCCAACTCATCTCCTTGCTGTTGCCGGAGGACATAGAAATATCCATAGGGGCTTCACTGCTAAGTATGTATAAATCAGTCGAAGATGGAGATTTCAGAAACAAATTGTCCTGTAGCACTTGTTCCAGCACCACCTGCAGTTAATCCTATTACTCCTGACGAAGTAATAGTACCAGCCAAAGAGCCAGCAACACCCCCAGCTGTGGTTGTGGTGTTCCCAAGCATGGGAAGAGTTGGAGTAACACCTGCCGTAACTGTAGTTGCCGCTGGAGTTGCATCACCTTCAAGGAATGTTTCGGTGAAGGTGAATGGTGATCCTGCAGTTGTGATGCTATAGTCACCTGGTGTATATCCCACTCCAGAACCTGGTGTGAGACTGCCCAAGCCACCAGCAGTATCCAAAGTAATGTTAGTCCCGGATACAGAATATTGAGAGCCGATTCTTTGAGACTGTGAAGCCGCACTATCAACTTGGAGCTGTACTGAAGAAGAAATTTTATGAGTAAGATCGGCATTAGCTGGTGCCGCCATCAAAAGCATACCAAAGATAAAGAAACATTTTTTCATTTATCTTTTTTTTAAGTATATCAGTATTTAGAAATTTATTTTTTGTTGAAACATCTTCTCTATATTAAATATCTATTACGTATCACTACAAACATAAAATGGATACAAAGAAATGTCCTCGTTGTCAAGCCACGTGGATAGAAGGTGTACACTACTGGGCGACAGGGAAAAAAGGAGACCCAGAAACTTTATCTAACCTTGTATGCGGAATTGCAGAAGACCCTAATTGTATTAATCCTTCTCACATCAAAGGTCATATCTATGGAGAGAAAGATACTTGGGAGAAGAGAAGATCGTTTATAGATAGA